CCGTCGTGGCGGCGCTCAGCTCCACCTTCCAGCCGTCGTCCGTGTCGCTGGCCACCGCCTCGATACCGGCGCCAGCTGCTGCAGCGCGGAACCACACGCGAACGGCCGTGGCATCAGGATGGACGCGGGATTCGATCCAGCTGGTTAGATCGCCTTGGTAGAGCTCCAGCGGTTGAGTCATTTGAGCACCGTGAAACTCCGGGCCTTTCGTGGCGCGGCCTGCTGGTCTAAGGCTACGGAGGCCGCCAGCTGTGCCGCCAGCTGGTCCCACATGGTTTGACGGTTGTAGCGGCGCTTGAGCAGCTCCAGCATCGCCAGGCAGTACACCTTCAGGTCAAGCGGCTCGTTGCGGGCGCCGCTGGGTTTCACCCACTCCAGCACCTGGAACCCTTTGACGTAGCGCGGCTGCAGCCGCTCACAGGTCAAGCCCTGCAGGTAGTCTTCCGTGGTGGCGTCGTCGAAGTTGATGTAGCCGTCGCCGGGCTCTTCAATCTTAAGGCGGCTGTAGATGGTCCGCTTGATGGCATGCGTGCCGATCATGTAAAGCGTGACGCCACCCTTCACGGTCTTGCCCCTGAAGGTCACGTCCTGCTTTGAGCCTTTGCCGAGCGGCGGCGCGTTCTTTTGGCTGCTGCCCTTGATGGCCACCACACCATCTTTGGCGTACCGGCGGCAGTAGTCATACCCCTCGCTGGTGTAGTGGCCGCCGGTGTCAACCGCGCAGTGGATCGCTTTCAGCTTGCCGCCGTTTGCGTGCGGCCATTCGATCTCGCGGATCGTCGTCACCTGATCCCAGACGTGATCCTGCCCCGGGTCGCCCTCGATCTTCTGGTGCCAGATCCGCCAGGCCTGCTCAGGCTTGCCGCGGCCGTAGCCCCACACCGACACCTCCAGCCAGGTGTCCTGCACGTCCACCGCCATCAGCACCGCCAGTACGCCCTCGGGACAGGTGCCGTGGCCGTAGCCGCCGACTCTGGCCATCAGGCCATCGGCTGAGACCTTGGCCAGGCTCTCATCCTCCCAGGCCTCAGCGGCCCGCTTGTTCACCCAGCCCTTCAGCAGCAGCGGGTCCGCCTTGGCGCGCAGGAACTCATCGCGGATCTTCTCCCAGCTCAGCCAGCCATACGGCGCATACCACCCAGGCAGATGGAAGCCCGCCGTCTCGCCGTCACCCTTTGCCGTTGGCGTCCAGATCCCGCCGGCGAGCATGGCAGTCTTGTGGTGCTGCGCCACCCGTTCATTGCATAGCGGGCATTGGCACCACACCTCGCCGTCGCGCTTATCCCATACCATGTGCGGCCACTCGATCACGGCATGGCCGCCGCAGCAGGGCATCAGCATCCCGTAGCGGCGACGGTCTGAGCGGGTTTCAAACTCCCAGGTAATTCGGCACGCGCCGCGGCTGCCAGGGGTGCTGGTCAGCAGCGTCTTTCGATCGGGAAAGTTGGTTTGCCGGGCCTCGGCGTTTTCAATCGGGTCGCCCTTGTCGTCAATTTCCAGCGGCAGTGACGAGGCCTCATCCACCCATAGGTTCTGCGCCGGCATACCCTGCGCTGCGCTGCCGCTGTTGCCGCCGATGATCGACAGCAGCATGTCCCCTTCGAACTCCTTGAGGAACATCGCATTGGCAGAGTCCCTGCTCTTGCTGCTGAGCGACTTCGCCGCCACCGCCGGGGTGTCATTGAATAGCGGCGACAGGCGCTGGCGGATCTGCCGCTTGGCAAAGCTCTCAGTGGGGAACATCACTAGGAAGGGGGCCGGGTCGTTTGCGATGGTGCGGCCCAGCCAGTTCAGCCCGCACTCGGTCTTTGCGCCGGACTGGCTGCCGAAGATCAGCACCACCCGCCTGATGCGACGCTCACGAGGGCTGAGCAGATCCATTGGCTCCTTAAGGAACGGCACGCGATCGGTGCGCCATAGGCCCGGCTCAGAGCTGCTGCGGCGGGTGAGTATCCGGTTCTGATCCGCCCACTCGCTGACGGTCAGATCCAGCGGGGGCTGGAGCGCTGCGATGAACGCATTGCGGTAGACCGTGGCAGCGTCAGGCTGCTTCATTCGCCAACCCTCGCAACGCTATCTCGATCTCGCTCTGCAATAGGGCGCGGACTTCCTCCTGGTCCTGCATCGTTGCCACCTTCGCCGCATTTCGGGTTGGGATGTTCAGCAGCAGATCGCGGACCTGACGGGCTATGCGTGCGGCCTCTTGGCGCACGTCGTCGGCGGAGATCAGCTCCTTCTTTTCCCGCTGCAGCTCTAGCCTGGTCAGCTCCGCCTCGTAGACGGCCTTTGCGCGCTTGGCCTGAGCCAGCGATGGCCCGCCGCCCTCCGGGTGCGGCTGGCGGGTGTTAGGCGGTTCCGGCAGCTCGGTGCCGCTGTCGGGCATGTTGTTGGTGTTGCCGGCCCACTGCGCATCGGCCAGCGGGGCGTCAATCTGCCAGCGGCCGTTTACCTTGCGCACGGCGGGCTCGGTGAGGCGGCCAGTGTCGATCGCCTTGAGCACCGCCACGTGACTGGTGCCACGAAGGCCCCGCGCCTTTCGGTGGGCGGCGTAGCCTTCGAGGTTCATGGGTGATCACGAAAAGCGTTGAGCGGATAAAAAACCAAGCTATTCCTGTACCCCCCTGGGTGCACTGGATTTATGGGCGTAACTCCGTGCATGTTTCTCCACGCTGGATAAACAAGAACGGAGTTGTCCTGCTGTCCTATAGTTGCACCATAGTCCGGTATATGCAAGTCTCCGCCTTTTGCATTTAGCTTTTTGCAAATAATTACATTTACAGTGTCCTTCATGTTTCCGGTGTCCCTGTGGAATGGCGCGCTGATATTGAAATTGCTAATAGAAGACGTAAAAAGATTTCCAAACTTCCACTTGCTTGGCACATCCTTGAATATATTTAGCTGCCTAGCGTGTTGTTCGGGCATAATTTGAGCAATTAGCGTTTCGCTTTCTTTTGCGAGCATTAACATCGCCTTGATAAATGTTTGGGCGGATTTGACAGTGTGGACACTTGACCGAGTGGGATAATGCCTCATAAATTGAGGCTTCGGCGGGACTGAGCCTATAATTGTGGACATTTGACAGGTTCCTATTTCTCTCGCCTCAGATCTTGTCATTCCTGGATTGTCTATTTGCGCTTTTAGCACATCACTCCTATTCATTTTTGTTTTGGGAACATTGTCACTCTTAAATTCTGTATTTGCGAGATCAGCCAGCTTGCACATTTTTGCAGGCATCTTGCTAACATAAAACCCAATAGGCTCGCCGTTTGAATAAAAAATGCAATCTTCTGTGATGTTTGGCTCGATATATTCACATTCTTCGCCAATTTTGCGATTGTGTGCGGATTGAACAAGGTCAATGCGTTTCATTAGTTAAAAGCAAATACGTTTGCGCAGGCTGGAAACCATGACTGTTGCCAAGTCACGTAGTCTCTTGTTGCAAATCTGCCTACATTGCCAACACTTTTAAAATCGTTGTACTGCTTTTGTTGCTTTTCAATTAAACTCCAGAATCTTGGCAGGCTGTTATCAATGTCAAAACTCCATTCATAAACCAATTTGCGAAAGATCTTTTGAGTGTTTTCGAGAATAAGCATTTCAGCCCCTTCTATATCCATCTTGCAGCAATCAAAAGATTGAGCCTCTTGGTCAAAATTCAAACACGGTACCTTGATGCCTAGGTTGTTCCACTTTTTTACAATGCTATTGCGCCATACATTGTTGTTATTGCCTATGAATAAAACAACCTCGTCTCGATCATCATGTACTAGTGCTCTCTGTTTTACGTTTGCGCGAAATCCATTGAGCCTCAGATTTTTTTCGATTATCTCGCAGTTATAAGGGTCTGGCTCGTATGTCACAACATCTGCTTTCAAACTACAGGCAAGCAAAGCGAAAGCCCCCACATTGCCGCCGCAGTCCATCCAGCGATCCCCCGGCAATATGCGCATTCCACGCTGCTGATAAACGTCGCGGCCGATCACTTCCCGAAAGGTTTTGATATCACTGAATCCAGGACGATGCCAAAACTTGATTCCGTTGATCTCGCTTTGTTCAAGTTTCATAGTTTTGATTTCTCCGAGGCAAGTTTTTCAATCAACATAAGCCCAATGTAGCCGCCCTTGGTCCGCCAGAATTTCACCAGCTCTTGGGCTTCTTCGTAGTGCTCAGGCTCAAACTCAATCTGTATCGCTTTTTTTACGCCAGCCGCCATCTCGTCTAGCTGGTCAGCGACGTCTTCGTCATCCAAAATAGAATAGTCCGGTGCAGAAGCAAACTCTGGCAGATCGTTCCCCCATCCCAGCAAGGTCAAATCAAAATCGAGCTCGCCAAGGTCAAGCAATTCAGATTTAAGTAGCTCCTCATCCCACCCCGCATTCAGCGCCAGCTTGTTATCCGCCAGGACATAGGCCCGGCGCTGGGTCGGGGTCAGGTGGTCAAGCACCACCACGGGCACCTCGGACAGGCCCAGATCCTTCGCCGCGGCTAGTCGGCCATGGCCCGCCAGGATGCCATCATCGCTGGCCACCAGTATCGGGTTGGTGAAGCCGAACTCCTGGATTGAGGCGGCGATCTGCGCTACCTGCTCAGCGCTATGGGTCCGGGCATTTTTCTCGTAGGGCACCAGCCGATCGATCGGCCAGCGCTCCAGCTTGTCCGGCATCACCGGCGGCGGGGCCTTTCGGGGCATAGGGTGGGGTGGCTGCTGTAACCAGGTTACAGGGCAAAAAACCACGCTTTCAAGCGGATTCTCGGCGGTTTGCTCTCAAAATTCGGCGGACCCTGTAACGGGCAGGGCACCGAGTGTAACCAATTCTCAATAGTCCCGCTAGGAAAAGATCGAGTCC